ATCAGTGACCGAAAGCCGAAGTGTAGGTGACTTCTCAATTACTCTCAGTTGTTCAGACATACTTAGATGGTTGCAGATGACTTCCATAAATGTAAACCCAGCAGTATATGACACACAGTTTTTACCGGGGGTTTCTTTAACACCTTTTACAAATATTTTTGGGCAATTAAATCCTTTTGAGATAATTGTAAATCTATTTCAGATAAGCACCAATGAGCTGGTAGCACCTTCTGCACTAAATCTGACAGATACAGATATATCTTCAGATGAAAAAACAAAGCTTAAATTGGCAAATCAATCTGATTTATTATCTTACTGGCAGAAAAGGTTTGGGTCGTTACAGGGATCTTTGCGGATGTTTGATATAGACGGGGGGGTTATGGAGTTTGCAGATTCCTACAGTGGGTCTAAAAATGCAGGTGGTTTTACAGATAATAGGAATGAGCCAGTTGCTCGTAGTAATATGATGAGTACGCATAATTTTAATGCCCCAAAGATTAAAGTATCTTCAAATTCTTTTTCTGCAATACTCCCTTTTTATCAAATACAAAACGGTATGAACTTATTTAACGGGGAATATGAGTCAAAGTTAGGTATAGCACTTACAGTGAAGGATTATATTGGGTACGAGCTGTTTATGGACCCTTGTGGTGATATAGTGTTCAAGCCACCTTTTTATAATATGCGTACTAAAGATAACAATGTGTTTGTGATAGACGACTTAGATATTAAAGACATAAGTTTTACTGAAGATGAAAGAGCGGTTTTTACATATGTGGATGTTAAAGGTAGACTATCCAATCTGTTTGAAGGAGATTATCCCTACTACGGGTTCCACTTTGATCCAGAACTAGCTCGTTTATACGGGTTCAGGAAAGCTCCTACACAAAGCACATCTTTTATACACAATGCGTTAGGCGCACAAATATATGCAATTGCAGAGTTAGATCGTATCTGTATAGATAAAAATGAAGGAAGTTGCACCATACCTTTAAGACCAGAATTAAGACTTGGATTCCCTGTGTATATTAAGAGTAAAGATATGTATTGCTATATAAGAAATATTTCACACAATTTCACTTTTGGAAGTAGTGCAACTACAAATATAACTTTTACAGCTTTAAGAAGACGGTTTATACCACAGGCAGAGCTTGCTTCGGGTAAAGAAATCACCGGTAAATTTCCAAATTATGTAATGAGGCATTCCGGGTATAATACAGATGCTTCAAACCTGACACAGGCTTCAGATAATGCTACAGACTCCACAGGAGGCAGTGAAGGTAATATAGACGCTAATTATCCAAACACTGAACAGAAAACACAGGTTGAAGCATCCGTAGCGGATGAAAACACCCTTGTAAAAGGTGTTAAGATGGGTACGTGGGAACAGGAAGAATACAAAAGTCCAATATACATGATAGCAGAAAAAGGCACGGTGTTTCCAATATCAGATCAAGAAGGGTATCAGCATCTAGGGGGTTTTCCTTATGGCGCAAATATGCAGTTACTTGCAAATGGAAATATAGAAGTAAGCAGTATAGGCTCAGATGAAGTAGCGGTTTTAATATCGGACCAAAAACCTGAGAGTGTAGAAGGTAGTGATAATGTGCCTTTTGGTCAGGAGATGAGTAAGCATTATGTGAACTTAAATCTGAATCAGGGATTAACAGCAGAGGAAATAGTCAATATGCAACCTGCGACTATCAAGGGGGCGCACACAACTTCCGTCAATAGTACACCTACCCCCATAGAAATACCAACAATACCTGCATAGAGGACAAAAAATGTATAGATTTGCACAATCGCCCGGTAAATATCCACCTTTTGAATTACGTTATATGTATATGCGTATAGGCACGATTTTGCGTGTAGATTATGAAATGTGGAAAGTGGATATAGAGTGGTTAGATAACACAGGTGGAAAAAGTGAGGTCAGTATATCTGCACCGGAGTGGTCAAGAAGATCGTATTTAGGATTTATGCCAGAAGAAGGACAGGTGGTGCAGTGTCATTTTGTGCGTGTCGGGGACCATGTAGAAACATACATTGGGGATAGCTTACCTTTTGCAGTACGCAAAGGCATGAATCACGACCTGCATAGATTTGAAGACCCCTTAGAAGATGCAGACTATTCAAACAGGTATAGAGCGGAAATAGAAGGTAAAGAAGTTAAGTCAGATGAGAGCGGTTTCTTTGAGTTTACAAGATGCCGTTTTAGGAAACTGTATCCGGGGCAAGGGCTGTTTACGTGTACTGAAGGCTCGGAAATACATTTAACAGATAGCATAAACATAAGTAATGCGTCGATGGACACTTTGCGTTTAGACGAGGGTGTTTCAGTATTAAACACTTTGCGGAAAGCAGAGTACTTAGATGGTGTAAGAAAATCTGCGGGTTTTGTGGAAAGAACTTTTATAGAGGCTTTTAAGGAAGATGGAAGTATAGCGGAGGAACATCCAGAAGAGTTACATATAGATCAGCCAGAGGAAGCACAAGAAACTTTTTTAAGTGCAGATACACGCAAACGGTGGATACGCACTTTATGTGGAAAGGAAAATGTAAACAGAGAATTGCCTGAGTCTTACAGTATGTTCGGGGTAAGCCCGTTAGTTGAACAGCGTGTAGAAATACAAGAGTTTGGGGATATGCTTTTAGCCATCTGCCCAGAGTTGCAGGGCATAGACCTTAATTATAATGACATGGGGCATAAAAAGGATTTAAAGGAACGGAACTCCCCTATAATTGAAAGCAGTAGTGGCACTCTTGTGGGCTATGACTCTGTGTTAAGACCAGATATACAGGGTAAAGTGCTTCAGCCACAAATATATAAGTTAGAAGATGTAGATGCTATAAACACTACTTCGCCTACAGTAGATGAAATAGAAGTTACTTCAGAGGAACCTGATTTTGCACACTACAGATATTTACCGGCTGCATACATGTGGAAGATGCCACATGAATTTGCTTTGACAAGGGCATACATAGCCAAAGAAGGCAACATTTCTTTCTTTGTGGGTGCTACATGGGATAAAGAAGATTTGAAGGCTTTAGGGCTTAAGCCAGACGATGTAGAGCATCAGCATGGGGCGGGTAGAGCTATAGACGGATACATAGCAGGAAGCACTAAACTGGTCATAGATAAAAAGAATTGCCTCCGATGTCCGTAGAGAGTGTAAGTTTAACCGAAGGAATGAAGAAGAAGACCTAATAACCGGAGTGACAAACACAGTTTTAACTCCCGGTGATGACTCTGCGGAGGGTCTATCTATTGTGGGTACTCTTGATGGAGGCATAACACTTCGAGTAGGTGCAAATCTTGGAGATATAAAACGCAGATTTTATATAAATGGGTACGATGCTACAGGTAGAGACATAGATGATAGTGTAGATGTCAGAAACGAAGACCGTCAAACATACGGTGAGGAAGACCCTGTATACCAGTTCCATGATATGACAAAGGTTGCTTCAGGTGTACCTAAGCATATAAATGAGCCTATCACAAACCCTGACATAGCAGGACATTCGTTAGATGCGCACCTTGTTAGAAACGCATGGCTTAGAATAGGTTGTGATAAAGAGGATTTAAAGTCTTTGACTTTGGATACAGACGGTTCTGTAATTACACATTTTGGTGCAGACAATAGAGACACTGTTTCATGGACAGGTGAGTTTGATGGTGGAATACAAACAGAGGTAGGTGCATCACAGACACATCATTATTCTTTAAGGTCACTTTTACACGGTGGTGTAAATGCTAAAATAGGTAAAGAAAATGAAGATGATAATTCTTTGATTATTGAATTAGACGGCGGTATGAAAATAAAAATAGGTAAGAATAAAGAAAAAGAGCAATCCATAAATGTACAGGCTTCTAACGGAGCACAGTTTGAAATCTCAGAGCCAGATAAAGACGGGTATGCTTTACGGGTTAAGATGAAAGGCAATGTGTTGTTTGATGTAGATGGGAATGTTGATTGGCATTGTCCTAAGTTTACAGTTGCAGGACCCGGCGGTGGTGCCGGAACTGTTACTACTATGCGGGGGGACTTCAAAACTCCTGATGATACAACCGCCCCGCATTCCCATCCCGGAGCAGGACCAAATGTGGCACAATACACATAGAGGAAAGGTATAATAATGTCACCTAAACACACAATAACAGAAGACCCAAGTACATGGCCTTTAGAAGGCACGGAAGTGATATTAGAATCGGAGATGGACGGATTACCTGTATGGTTTCAGACACAAAGGCACGGAGAATACGCAGGTGTAGGTTTTGACTATTCTAAACGAATAACTACATTTAAGGCGTGGGCAGAAGTACCGGCGTAAAAGTTTTTCTAATATATGTGTAAGAAAAACACTGTAAAGGGACTCAAATGCGAAAACAATCTTTTATAGACCCTGTGCGTATAGCACAGAAAGTAGATTATGACATAGAAGCAGCAAACGATTACATAGACTTTTTATCAAGGACTTCTGGGGATATGGAAGAAATACATGATTGGTGTGAATCCACAGTCCCTACCGTAGGCTTACCTTGTATGCAGAAAACATATACATGGAAACCCGACGATAAAATGCTTAGAAGTCTTTTAAAGATGCAAGACACAGACACTTTAACCATCGTCTTTTGGTTTTATGTACCTATAGCAGAAAGTGCTTCAGAACACAGTGTCATAGAAGGGTCAATTGTGATGGCAGACTTTTATATTGAAAGCGTGTCTACAAAGAATCTTTGGACGGAATACTTAGATGTGTCTACCTCAGATTTTCAGTCTATGACAACAACCATGATTGAGAACTTAAAAGCAGTTTTAGAAGTGGGGGATTAAGTGGCCTTTGACTTTTTAGGTGTAATGACACAGGACATGTGGACAGACTTCAAGAAGTTTGTTGACAATTGTCTTGCAGATATAGCACTTTCGGATACTTCTATTAAAGTGCAGTTGGAAGCAGAATCAAAAAGACTTCTGACATACTTTAAGGACTTGGTAAGAGTGGATAGATTTATGCAAGGTAAAAAAGATAAACAGCGTATAGGGGATAGAAGCATTCAGTTCCCCACGGAAGAAAAAACTGAAGTGTTTGGAGAGGATATAGAGGCTTCTAAGTATACAAAAACGGAAGAGTTTTTAAGAGGCACATATCAAGGAGATGCCTTTGTGTGTTTTTACATGGATAAAATAAAACATACTGCAAGAGCACATATAGTCCGAAAACGGGAAACACTTGAGTACCAGATTAAAAGATGTATCGACCGTATAGAGTTTTTGGAGGAAAAAGCAAAAAAGTTAGACCGCAGAGTATCTTTGATGCCGGAGTTTGCGGAAAAAATCCAGAAATACTTTCAAGATTTAGATAACAATTACACTTGTTTGTCCACACAGGATGACTTGTATACAGAAAGAGGGTTTTTTAAAGCCCGTAAGTCACCTACAGAGGTGGATAAAGGCGATTTAAAGGGGAAATTAAGCTAAAATGTCATACGACCTGCAATCGGAAAGACTTTGCGATCATCGCACTATAGAAGACCTTTATGTGGCAGATGCCGATAGAAGGTCTATCTACTTAGTCAGACCTGTGTCAAACACATCCGAGGTCTACTTGCGTATGAACGGAGTGTTGATACCGAAGCATCATCCTAAGTTTGGGTGGTCACTTGTGGACAATGAATTTTCTATAGAGCCAAACAGAAGACTAAAAATACTTTTTGATAAGCCTTTACCTTCTATAGATGATTTTTTTGAAGTAACTTTTTATACACAGGCAGTACATTGCAGAAAGTGTCATGGTCAGAAAGTAATAAGAGACCTTATATTTACAGCCAGCGGTAAGCCTCGCAGGGTTATAGATGAGCAAAAGCTAATTCAGAACATCTTAAAAGGGGTTGTGTCTATACTGGGCACAAATGTCTTTCATACATGGTACGGTACTAAAATATATCCTTTAATAGGCAGTGCCACCAGAGATGAAAGATACATAGCAAACACAATAAGGTCAGAAGTAATAGCTTTTTGCAAGTCCTTAAAAGACATGCAGGATCAGCAGTCAGAGTATCAGGATGTAACATTGAGAGAGTTGTTGCAGAATGTAAATTCTGTGGAGGTTTATAGAAACCCGCAGACACCTACGATATGGTACGTGGATATAACAGCCACAACAAGAGCAGGTAATATTATATCGGTCACACGGGACTTAACAGTGCCTAGTGTAACAGACTTTGAGTTCCAGAAAAAGTTGAATATAAATGCTTTCGGGTAGATTTCTAATATATCTGTAGCAAAAAGGACATAAAATGGTACAAGCACCTATACTGATATTTCCGTTCCCTTTTGATGGAGTAGGATACTCCACAAATATAGAATTTCAGACTGTACAAGGGTCTGTAACTTCCGATATACAGCAGGTACTGGTGAACGGAAGTGCAGAGGGCGTTACATATACTGCGGGAGAAACCAATTTTAGTTTTAACACACAGCTTCGACCTGATGAAAACGTGTTTAACTTTGTGGCTGTAAATAGTTTCGGTATTTCTTCCGTACCTACCACCTTAGTCATTACATTTACAACACCGGATTCTCTGTCTTTGGTATTACAGCAGCCCACAGCAATTAGAGCGGAAAGATTTAGGGACCGTGTGAAAATCTCTGTGAAGGAAAATACTGAGCCAGAGGTTATAGGATACAATTTTTATTATTCTACAGTACCTGCAGGTGGCGATGAAGGCTATAAAAAGTTAAATGTGGAGTACATACAAATTCCAGATAACTTTGTGGAAGAAACAACTGTGTTGAATCAGAACGTAGTAGAGGATGGAAATAATAGAGTTACAACAACCACAGAAAGTATTACACAGATATTCAGATATGCAATAAACTTCTTTGTGTCGGAGCATCCAGAGGATAGTGTACTGCCTACAGCAAGCAGGTATTTTGTTGTGACTGCTATAGGTTATGATGAACTTACTAAGGAGCTGGTAGAGTCACCCTATTCAGCAGAAATTGCAAGTGCAATTGTAAAGTTTGACACAAGTATACGAGACCTTGTGCCTCGTAAGATGTCAGATATCTTAGTAACAGCCATAGAGCGTATAAGGTCTGTGAATGACCAGATAGACCTTCAAACGGGTTCTGAGATAAGAGACACAAGCTTAGACCCTTCAGCCAAAGAAATAGAGCGTGTCTATGTACTTCTGGACTTTATGCATAGATCACAGTCTTTTTTAACGCTGATACAGATAGAAGATGAAAATGAAGACGGTGTAGAAGACACAGTATCCGAAAGTGAATATAAGCAGGTGCTTAAAGATGCTTTGTATGCAGATACAGATGAAGAAGTACAGCAGTTAGTAGACGACGCATTTACAAAACTTGCGGGTAATACAAACACCTTCAGGAAGGAAGCCACAGAGTCTTTGGTAACATTGACTTTTTACACAACTTCTGCACCTACACAGGACTTAGTAATAAACAAAGGTGCAGTTGTGAGTTCAGTGGCAGACTTAGATAGTGGTGAAGTAGCACAGCAGTTTGAAACACTTTCACAAGTAACTTTAACAAAAGCAAATGCAGGTGCGTTCTATGATACTTTAAATGGCTGGTATGCAGTTACAGTACCGGCCAGAGCACTTGTAGCAGGGGATGCAGGGAATGTAGGAGCAGGAAAAATAAAGCTTGTAAATTCTGGTGTACCTTCACAGTTTAAGGTAACAAATCAGACTTCCGCAACTTTTGGTACCGATCAAGAAGGAAATCTATCGCTTGCAAGAAGGGCGATGTTAGCCTATATATCTGTGGACACAGGAACACCGGGCGGGTATTTATCCAAGGCGTTAGCTGTGAACAATGTCTTAAATGCAAAGATAATAAGTGCTGGACACCCTTATATGATGCGAGACTGGGACGAAGTAAGACTTAAGCATATATTTGGTAAAGTAGATTCGTATCTTTTAGGGGAAGTTATAGAGCAGGTTACGGAGGTTTTTCCCTTCAGGTATAAAAAGATAGGGGGAAGTCCTACTTCACCAGCAGAGCATTTTACAGTTTTAAGTCCTTTTGTGGTGCAGAGCATAAACACAGATGTAGATGCACAGCATCCTATATTCCGGGTGTCAAGTATACGAAATGTTACTCGTAACGCAGAATATGATTTAACAGATTTAATTATAGATGTAGATACTTTATACATAGATTCAGTGGTAAATGCGGGAATAGGGATGGCTTTAACAGACGTAATAAGTGTAGTATACGAGTATCGTAGCGACCTTATTTACATCCCTTTGACACAGCCTATAAAAGATGTGGTTTCTTTAACCGGCGACGCATCCGGGCCTTTGATAGAGAATATGAATTATACTTTATATCAGCTTGAAGACCCTTTACTTTTAGGGCGTTCAAATGGGGCAAGTGATTACATACATATAAAGTTTGCAGATGGAAAGCCTTCAGGCGACTTAGTGCATATAGTGGATGAAGACCTTGTTTTGGTTTCTACCACAAGTCATGCTTTAAAGAATCAAGGTGTGGATACCTCCGGTATAGTCATAAAATCTGCGGACTCATTAACTATTTATATGTTGAATATAGATTACAAAGTTTCAGAAGATGGTGTGAATACCTTTATAAGCAGGGTCAGTTCAGGTATAATAGAAGACGGGGAGCTTGTAAAAGTAAGTTATACGCATGGGGAGAACTTGACACTTGTATACACAGCTAATTCAGTTATAAGGGATGTGGCAGAAGTGTACAAAACGCAAAAGCATTTAACAGCGGATGTAGTTGCAAAAGAAGTGCAGCAAACACACTTTGATATGATGGCAACTATAGTGTTAAGAAGAAATGCAGATCAATCTAAGGTGGATGCAAGAATAAAGACTTTGTTAAGCCGGTATGTGGAGAATATGCAGATAGGCCATAGTATATATCAAAGCGATGTAATAGGAGTTATAGAGCTTGTCGATGGGGTAAGTCACGTAGTCATGCCTTTATTGTCTATGCATAGAACAGATGGAAGTTTAATTAACAGGGAACAGATAGAAGCAGTGTGGGTAGATATGGGCGATTATTATACAACAGAAACGCCGGTTCTAAAACATAAAACACTTGCCACAGGGGGTTTAAGCACAAAGCACAAAGGTGTTTTTGAAAGTATGGAGAAGCCTTTAAAAAACATGGATACAGAAGGTGAAGTGGCAAGCACTGCAGGGTCTGCTTATATACATGGGGACGGTTGTATATCTGTAAATCCAATAGATACGCCGATTGAAGACAATTTATACTATGTAAGTTATTATGTGTATGGTGAAGATGATGTGCAGGACATCGAAATAACAGATGTGGAAAAAGTAATGATAGGAAATATTACTTTGATATACACATTTGGGGGGCATTAAAAGGGGGCACTAATGGATACACAAGAACGGATTCAGAGATTAGATATGGAGGATTTTTCAGATTATTTAATGCAATTTTATAAGCATCCTAAGATGGAGAGTTTTTTAGATGCTTTTGAATCTATTCCAGACAAATATGATTTAGATGATTACATCTTTTACGGTTTGTCTAAATTTAAAGGGGGTTTTGAAGATGTAGCACAGTTCGTGTGGAGATTTGCAAAATCCAGAAATCAGGATATGGTACATGTACTTTTAGGAGAGGGGTTTTTACCCGATGAAGTGTTTGATGTAGTGCCAAAAACGGTCGTACACACTCAGTTTTTGGATTTTAAAGATATGGCAATAAAGAAGTACAGGAG